GTGCGTTTGAGGATGTCACGCAGTGATTCAGGTGAATCAAATTTGTTCGAATGAGTACATTTACCAGGAGAAATTCCAACAGAAGGTGCTGACATATTGTCGGCAGAGTGGGTAACAGGTGCAGTTGAATGGGGTTCACCTGCAACGCGTGCTGCAAGAAGTGGAGGAGGTATAATACCAGAAGCCGGTGGAAAAACGTCATTAGGGCGATAAGACGGAACGAACATTTCAACATTTTCAGCGTGCCAAGTGATCGTGACAGGTATATCGTTAGCTGATCCAGTTGCCGCTTGAAGGGGACACATAACACGAAGTTTAATAGTACCTAAGGTAAAAGCGCCAGGTGGGTCGTATGTAGACAAATAAGAACGATTGGACACGTAGGGAATGCGCAAGACAGCCGTATTGACGCCGTTAGCTTCAATCATGGTATGATTGAGTATAAATGGCGAGTTAATACGGTAATCACGCATAAGAGTGAGAAGTTTGAAAAAGGGAACAAACAAACCAGAATGAAACTTGGTGCCGTTAACGGTAATAGTAATAACGAAATCGCAACGATAATACGTGAAAGTTTGCAATAGCGACTGAGTGACTGTATTTCGCATCAAATCAACTGGTACAGTGATGTACCGAAACTGGCTTGGTGTCACATTACCGCCAATTGCAAGATTGTTGGCAAAAGCGTCAGTTACCGACCACTTAGTCTTAACAACAAACTGTTCACGTTCAAGAATTTTCTTTGGAGACCAAGCTGTTTCGACAATGTTGGATTCAAAACGGGGAAGAAAACTGGGTGCTGCTGGGTTAACAGAAGGTGCAGGTTGGAGTGACAGAAAACTTTGGTTGTCTTTCAATTCGGGCGCATTTTCCATGTGTGGTTCACCAACAACTACAGCACGATTGGTGCGTCGTTCGCTGGAGATGTTTGAGGAAACACTTGGAACTGGTCAGAGCGCCAGGCAAACAGCAATTCATCAAATGTAAGAAGCTTACATGATGACAAACAGCTCATTCGCCACGCAATATTAATGCGCTCACGCAAATCTTCAAATGACTGACGGCCATAGAAGAAAGTCATACGCAATGCAGTATTGCAATTTTCAAGAGCTGCTTCTTCAGGCCCCAAACCAACGGAAATCCAGTTTGTTAACTCATTGATAGTATCATGATCCATTTTAGGCAAAATGAGTGTTGAGTCAACATCGCGCTGCATGTCAAAACGACATTTGAGAAAGACACACTGGTTTAAGTGTTTAAACACATTGCCTCCCAAGGTTTTAGCAGCGTTACCTTCGGCATCTGATGCACTCGTAGCAATCAACTTATAATCGCGCAGGACATCACAAATTGCCTGTGGCTTATAAAAAGCTTTGGCCACATCGGAAACAGCAACAATGTTGTCATCGCCAACTATACCAGCACTAACATGCTCTTGAAAAGCATAAATACTACGATATTGAGGCGGTGCCAAAGTCATCCACGTAAGAAACAAATAGAATGCGCCAACAAGACTGTTGCGTATTGTGGTGTTATCGTCACCGGACGGGTTACCGCCATAGGTTTGATAAACAACATCGCCAAC